AATCATTGATACGTTCCCTATATCAGCATTTAGGTCTGCAAAGTACACAATTAAGTCATCATGTGACATTGGATATCAGGCTCTAGAGGTACTTTTATTACAAGATAGCATAAATACGTACATAACGGTATATGCTAGTCTTTCATCTGCCCCATTAGGTGCAGAAACGATTTTGGTGACAGCGAATATTACATCAGGCAATGTAAATTTATTAGCTAGTCCCTATAGTAGTAATACAGTAGTGAATTTGATGGGGACATATGTTCCAGATTAAAAATATAAAAAATAGGATAGAATTAAAATGACCACAAAAAATTTCGTTGTTAAAAATGGTATTACAACAGGTAATATTGTACTTGATGCCGCATCAGGTAACATAACTACTAACGGCACCGCTAATCTAAATGCGTTGATTATAGCAACCACTAGTAATCTAGGTAATGTTGGTAACATCTATATTGGTGGCGGTAGTTCAGGTTACGTACTACAAACTGATGGTAGTGGTAATTTGAGTTGGACTTCAAGCCCAGACGTAACACAAATTCAAAATGGTAACAGTAATGTAAGTGTCCCTACAGCTAACGGTAATGTTTATATTAATGCTACTGGCGCAGAGCAGTGGGTATTTGACACAACAGGTAATTTAACCGCACCTTCAGCAGGTACAGCAAATCTTGGTAATTTAATAATTGCTAATTATGCAAATTTCACAAATAACGCAAATATTCAAGGTAATTTAACAGCGGGTAATTCTAATCTAGGCAATTTAGCACGTGCTAATTTTGTAAATGTAACAAGTAACTTATCAGCAAGTAATGCCAATATAACTACATTATTAACTACTGCTAACGCCAACGTAACTACAGATATCATAGTTGGTGGTAATGCTAATATTACAGGTAATGTACTTATTGGTAATGCTAATATTAATGTAGATGTTGTAATTGGTGGTAATGCAAATGTAACAGGTAACGTAACTTCAAATAATGCAAACGTTACTACATTATTAACAGCAAATACTGTTAATGTTACTGCAAGTCTTACAGTTAATCTAAATGCAAACATAACTGCTAACTTAACAGCAGGTAATGCTAATGTAACTGCATTATTGACAACAGGTAATGCCAATGTAACAAATCAATTAGTTGCCGGTAATGCAAATGTTACAGTTCAGTTGAACACAGGTAATGCTAATGTAACAAATCAATTAGTTGCTGGTAATGCAAATGTAACTGCTAATTTAGTAGCAGCCAACGCAAACGTTACTGGATTCTTTGTAACTGCCAATGCTAATGCTAATATTCTTACTGCCGGTAATATCTATGCTAATGCAGGTAATATTATTGCAAACACATTAGGTGGCACACTAAATGTACTATCTAACGCACAACCAAATATTACTAGTGTTGGTAACTTAACAAGTTTATTAGTAGTAGGTAATATTCAGTCAAATGCAAATATACTTGCTAACACAATTTTAAGTGTATCAGGTCCACTCACAGTTACAACTACAACAAACGGGAATATTAATCTACATCCAAATGGTACTGGTAACGTTGATGTTGCTAACACCTATATCACAAATCTTGCATTAACTCCAATTAATCCAGGTGATGCGGCATCAAAGAGTTATGTAGATGCAACAACGCAGGGTTTAAGTCCTAAGGATGCTTCTGATTATGCTACAACAACTGCACTACCTGCATACACATATAATAACGGAACAAGTGGTGTTGGTGCAACAATTACAGCTAATGTAAACGGTGCATTAACTATTGATGGTGGATCACCAACAACAGGTATGCGTGTTCTTATTAAGAATGAGACAGGTGGAAATCAACCATATAACGGTATCTACGTTGTAACTGCCGCAGGTAGCGTAAGTTCTCCATTCATTCTAACACGTAGCTCAGACTTTGATTTAAGTAGCCCAAGTTCAGAAATTCCTGGTGCATTTACATTTGTCATTTATGGTACATCAAATGCAAATACAGGTTGGATTTGTACTACATTGCCCCCTGTAACAGTTGGCACTACAAATATTACGTTCACTCAATTCTCAGCGGCAGGTGAATATAGTGCTGGTACAGGCATTAGCATCAATGGTACAGTTATCAGTATTGCAAATACTGCTGTATCAGCAGGTTCATATGGTGGTGGTGACCAAGTAGCAACATTTACAGTTAATGACCAAGGTCAATTAACAAATGCAAGTAACACATATATTACTGCAAATGCAGGAAATCTAACAGGTAATACACTTGCATCAAGCATTGTTACATCAAGTCTAACAACTGTAGGTACATTAGGAAACTTAGAAGTTACTGGTAATATTACTAGTGACACTGGCTATGTTCTTGCAAATTATATTGGTCAATCAACTACACAACTATATGGTAATGGTATTAGTATCAGCAACATTGCAGGTGCTAACGTATCAGGTAACGTAGCAAATGCAAACTTAGCTGGTTATGTAACAGGTAATGCTCAAAGTAATATTACTAGCGTTGGCACACTAACAAGTTTAACAGTAACCAACGACATTACAAGTACTGCTGGTAATATTACTGCTGGTAATATTGGTAGTAGCTTAACATACTTGATTGGTAACGGTGCGGCCATCAGTGGTATTACTGGTGCTAATGTAACAGGTAATGTAGCAAATGCAAACTTAGCTGGTTATGTAACACAAAATGCACAAAGCAATATTACTAGTTTAGGTACATTAGCTAACTTAACCGTAACAGGTCCAGTTGATGTTAGTACAAGTCCTAACGTAGATTTAGGTAATATCAGTAACGTACATATCTTAGGTGGTCAGAATGGACAATACTTACAAACTGATGGTTCAGGAGTTCTATCTTGGTCAACTATCAGTCAATCAAGTATCAGCAATGGTAGTTCAAATGTAAGTATTCCTTCAGTAAACGGTCCAGTATTTGTAGGTGTTAATGGTACAGCTAATGTATTATACGTAAATAGTTATGGTGCAAACATTAACGGTTCACTAACTGTTTCTAGCGCAGGAACAGGTAACATTACAAGTGATAATGCAAATGTTGGTAACTTATTAACTTCTAACAACGCAAATATAACTGCAAACTTAACATCAGGTAACGCCAACATAACTACATTGTTGACTACCGGTAATGCTAATGTAACATTAAATATTACAGTAGGTGGCAATGCAAATATAACAGGTAATTTATCTGCAAATACAGCAAATATAACAGGTAATGCTAACGTTGGTAACATAGGTACAGCAACAGCTATTATTACAACAGGTAATATTACAACAATTAATAGTGGTCTATTACAAAATGGTAATAGCAATATCACATTAACTGGTAACGGTAATATTACAACAACTGTTGCAGGTAATACAGTATTAGTTTTAACTGGCACAGGTGCTAACGTAACAGGTACAGCTAACGTAAGCGGTAACTTAAGTGCAGGTAACATCAGTACAGGTGGCGCAATAACAGTAACAGGTAACGTAACAGCAAACTACGTAGCGTTAACGAACGGTATTACTTCAAATCGTTCTAACGTGACAGTTAGTGCTAACGGTACTGTGCTGGATCAATTCTCACCATCCGTATTCAGAACAGCTAAATATGTGATTAGTGCATCAAGTCCATATGGATATCAATCTATAGAGACATTGCTAGTGCAAGATGGTACTAACTCATATATTACAATTTATGGAGATTTAAGTTCTAATGCATCTACAGACATCATTGATGTAAGTAGTAACATTAGTGGTACAACAGGTAATGTGACATTATATGCTAATGCATTTGGTGGTCAAACTGCAAAAGTACAATTAATTGCACAATACTTATTAACATAAAAGGAAAAAATCAACATAAAAAACTGATTTTTAAAAATTCAAGGTTGGCTTAGTCCAACCATTTGACTTACAGGGAAAATGGAACTGTGGCAAGTAGTACAAAAAACTTTATAGTCAAGAATGGTGTTACCACTGGTAATATTATTCTTAGCGCATTGGACGGCAGTATAACTGCCAATTCTGCCAACATAAGTGGCGACATTGTTACCGGCGGCAACGCTAATATATCAGGTAACGCTACAATTTCCGGAATAACAAATGTAGGTCCAATCAGTAATTTATATGCTACTGGCGGTTCTGCAGGACAATATATTACAACTGACGGTAACGGAAATCTTTCTTTTGCATCAGTTGTTTCATTTATGCCAGCATATATTTTTGCAGGCACAACATTGTTTGTGCCACAGTATTACCAAGCATTATCAGGACTTTCTACATTAACAGTAGATGGAAATTTGAGCGTAGACGGTGTTTATGTTGAAGCGTAAATAAACTTCAAAAAGCAAAAAATGATAAATAAAGAATAGACTACTATAGGATACAAACATGTCACTAATTTTAAAACAAGAATCAGATGCGAATGCAGCCTTACCACCAGCGGGTAAAGGTACAATTTATATTAATACTGCTGACCAGCTTAGTACAAAAGCTGCCAATGGTGCAATTCAAACTTTCCCTACATTGGGTGGGGCAGACCAGCAGATTTTAATTAATGAGTCTAATTCTATTCAGGGTTCAGCTAATTTAACATTTGATTACGGAAATGCTAACTTTAAGTTAACAGGTAATGCAAATATTACAGGCAATACAACAGTTAATAATATTACAGTGACTGGTAATTTAACTGCAAATGGTATTGCGGTGACAAGTATTAATGATGGTAATAGTAATGTAGCTATTACTACTCCTGGTAGTAATGTAACAATTAGTGTAAATGGAACAACAAACGTAGCAGTATTCTCAAATACTGGTGCAAATTTAACAGGTACAACAACAGTAGCTAATCTTACAGTTACTGGTAATTTAAGCGCAAATAATATTAGTGTAACAAGCATTGCAGATGGTAATAGTAATGTTGCTATTGCACCAAATGCCAACGTAACAATTAGTGCGGCAGGTAATGCAAATGTTCTTACTGTTACTGGTACAGGTGTTAACGTTGCAGGTACGTTAAATGCAGGAAACACTACAATAGGTAATCTTACAATTACAGGTAACTTAAATGCTAATGGTCTTAATGTTACTGGTATCGCTGATGGAAATAGTAACATAGCAATTGCACCAAATGCTAATATAACAATGGGTGTAGCAGGTTATGCAAATGTATTCACAGCATCATCAAGTGGTATTAATGTTATTGGTAATATAACAACTACTACTGACTTTATAACAACTGGTGGTTTTATTCAAGCCGCAAATGGTTTGTATTCTAATGGTATCTACAACGGTGCTTATGATGACGGTATAGTAGTTGATTATGTAACAGGTAATGCACGTTTAACTGCGGGTAGTGCTGATGGTTTCTTGTTTAGAAACGGTGGCACTGGCGGTTCAACAATAGCAAGTATTGATGCAAATGGTAATGTAAACGCAACAGGTAAAATAAGTGCAACAGGTAATGTTTCAGGCGGAAATGTAACTACATTAGGTATTGTTAGTGCAACTGGTAACGTATCAGGTGGTAATTTAACTACATTAGGTGCATTGTCGGTTGGTGGTAATGCCAACGTTGGTAATATCAGCGCAACAACAGTAATTGCATCTACTGGTAACATTTTAACAGTAAACGGTAACACGTTTCAAAATGGCAATAGTAATATAACTATTACAGCAAATAGCAATATTACTCACTATGTAGCGGGTAATACTACACCTCAACTTGTATTATCATCAACTGGCGCAAATATTGCAGGTACAGCTAACATAGTTGGTACTGTTACGGCAGGTAATTTAACAGTAAGTGGAACAAGTAATTTAGGTCCAGTTGGTAACTTAACACTAACCGGTGGTAGCAATGGACAAGTTTTAACATCAAATGGTTCAGGTGGATTGAGTTTTGTAACCATCAGTACATCAACTTTATCAAATGGTAATAGTAACGTTGTAGTTAACGCTAATAACAATGTAACAATTAGTGCAGTTGGTAACGCAAACGTAGTAACAGTAACAGGTACAGGTGCTAATATTGTTGGTACACTGGCTGCAAGTGGTAATTTAAGTGGTGCTAATTTGTATATAGGTACAGGTACAGCAAATGTTGGTAATTTAACAGTAACTAGCACAGCAAATATTGTCGGCAACGCCAATGTAGGTAATTTAGGTTTTGGTAGTGGTTTAATAACTGGTACAGGTAATATTAGTGCCGGTAATGCAAATTTAACAGGTGCATTAAACGTTTCAGGAAACGCTAATACCGGTAATTTAGGCACCGCAACATTAATCGCTACAACAGGTAATATCACAACAGTAAATAGTGGTTTAGTAAAAAATGGTAATAGTAACATTACTATTACAGGCAATAGTAGTATGACTGTTTATATTGGTGGAAATTCAACACCTCAATTTACAGTTTCAGCGGCTGGTGCAGACATTGCTGGTTCTGCTTCAGTTGGTGACTTGTCTACAGATGGTTTTGTTCTTGCAAACGGTAATATTATAAGCAATAATACAGTACTTGCAAATGCAATAAACAGTATTTCAACTTCTGGTTTCACAGTAAATGCTGTGGGAACAAATTCAAACATTAATTTGGTAACAAATGGTACAGGTAATGTTATACTAACAGCAAACACAACTATTAATAATGTAGCTAATCCAACAAATCCGCAAGATGCGGCTACTAAAGCATATGTAGATGCAACTGCTCAAGGTTTAAGTGTAAAAGATTCAGTTGTGGCAGCAACAACAGTTGATTTAGGTACAGTTACATATAACAACGGTACAAGTGGTGTAGGAGCTACATTAACTAACGCAGGTACGCAGGCAGCTTTTGCAATTGATGGTGTAACCGTGGCAGTTGGCGGACGTGTATTGATTAAAAATGAAACAAACTCAGCTTATAACGGTATCTATACTGTAACAACAGCAGGCAGTGGTTCAAGTAATTGGGTATTAACACGTGCAACCGATAATAATACAAGTGCTGACATCGTAGGTTCATTCGTATTTGTTGAGCAAGGTTCAACAAACTCAAGTACTGGTTGGGTAAACACAAACAGCGGTACCATTACAGTTGGTACAACTGGTATTACATTTACACAATTCTCAGGTGCTGGTACGTACAGTGCAGGTACAGGTTTAACACTAACCGGTACTGTATTCAGCGTAAGCAACACAGCAGTTACTGCAGGTAGTTATGGTAACGGTGACAGAGTTGCAACGTTTACTGTTAATGGTCAAGGTCAATTGACTGCGGCAAGTAACACAGCAATCACAGCAAACGCGGCTAACCTAACAGGTACAACATTAAATTCAAGTATTGTAACATCTAGTTTAACTCAAGTTGGCACATTGGCTAACCTAACTGTTGGTAACTCAACAGCAAATACAGTATTTGGTAATGGTACAATTAATGCATCAGGTAATGCTAATGTAGGTAATTTAGGATTTGGTAGTGGTGTAATTACTGGTACAGGTAATATCACAGGTGGTAACATCATTGGTACAATAGCCGCAGGTAGTAATGCAATTACTACAACAGGTAATGCTAATGTCGGTAATTTAGGATTTGGTAGTGGTGTAATCACTGGTACAGGTAACATAACTGCTGGTAACATCATTGGTACAATCGCAGCCGGTTCAAATGCTATTACTACAACAGGTAATATCACAGGTGGTAACATCATTGGTACAATCGCAGCCGGTTCAAATGCTATTACTACAACAGGTAATATTACAGCAGGTAATATCTATGCAAACACAGGCAATGCAAACATTGGTAATTTAACAGTTAATGGTACATTAACTGCATCAAGCATTGCTGGTTTAAGCACATTAGCAGATGGTAACAGTAACGTAACAGTTGGTGCAAATAGTAACGTATCGATTAGCGTTGCAGGTACATCAAATGTATTGGTAGTAACAAGCACTGGTGCTAATATTACAGGTACAGCTAACGTAAGTGGTAATGCTAACGTTGGTAACTTAGGCACAGCGGGTTTAATTGTTGCAACTGGTAACGTAACTGGTGGTAACTTAACTACATTAGGTGCGTTGTCTGTGGGCGGTAACGCTAACGTTGGTAACTTGGGTACAACTACATTAGTTGCTACAACAGGTAATATCACAACAATTAACAGCGGTTTAATACAAAACGGTAACAGTAATGTAACTATTACAGGTAATGGTAATATTACAACAACAGTTGCAGGTAATTCTTCATTAGTTATTACTGGTACTGGTGCTAACGTAACAGGTACATTGAATATTACTGGTAACAGTCAGTTAACTGGTAATATTACTGCAAACAATGCAAACTTTACTGGTACAGTTAACGGTGTAACATTTATCCCAGCAACATTAAGTATTACAACAAGTGCAGGTGGCAATACAACATTGACTGCAACTTCACCTGGTTATATCTTAATCACTGGTACAACTGGATATACAATCAATATGCCAGCAGATGCTTCAATGCAAGTTGGTCAAGGTTTTACATTTAATAACAATGCTACTGGCAATGTTGTTATTAAAAATGCTACTGGTACTAGTTTATATACAATTGGTTCAGGTGGTGCGGCAACTATAGATTATGTAGGTGGTGTTGAAGAATGGGACTTCCATCCCTTCTTGTCAACAAACATGCAAGCCGGCAACACATGGTTACAACTTGGTCTAACGAACACTCCATCAAACTTGTGGGTATACGGTAACATTGTAGCAAACAACAGTTCTAACTCAGGCTTCATTGGTAACGGTGTTGGCTTGACAAGTTTGACTGGTGCAAACGTTACTGGTCAAGTTGCTAATGCGGCCACTGTAGCTAATGGTAATAGTAACGTAAGTATTGCAAGTGCAAATGGTAACGTAACAATTTATGCAGTTGGTAACTCAACAGTTACTATAACTGGTACTGGTGCAAACATCACTGGTACAGCTAACGTAAGTGGTAATGCTAACGTTGGTAATTTAGGAACAGCAGGTTTAATTGTCGCTACTGGTAACGTAACTGGTGGTAACTTAACAACAGCTGGCGTGCTATCAGTAACAGGTAACGCAAACGTTGGTAACTTAGGCACAGCTGGTATTATTACAGCGACAGGTAACGTAACAGCGGGTAATTTAATCACTGGTGGTTATGCTAATATTACAGGTAACTTAACATCAGGTAATGCTAACTTAGGTAACTTAGCAACAGCTAACTACTTAACAGGTACACTAACAACTGCGGCTCAACCAAATATTACAAGTGTTGGTACATTAAGTTCATTGTCAGTAACAGGAACTGTTTCAGCAGGTAATGCTCAGATTACATCTAACTTAACAGTAAGTAACTTGACTGTTACAGGTAACGCTACGATTAGCGGTAACATCAATCAGATTAGTGGTAATTCTGGTCAGTTCTTTGGTAATGCAACAACTGGTTTTGGTGCGTTATACGCAGGTGTACCAACTGGTTACGCAAATATTCCTCAGACTGTATTACAGATTGCAGGTAACTACAACGACTATATTGACGTTAATATTCAAAATATTAATAGCGGTGCAAATGCAAGTACTGACTTATCATTAACCGCAGATAATGGTAATACAAACATATACTTTATTGATATGGGTATTACATCAAGTACGTACAATGGCAGTGGATATGGATTTGGTAACGTATTAAATCCAAACGACGGTTATGTTTATGTTCAAGGTAACATAGCTGCCAATACACATGGTAATTTGGTATTAGCTACAACAACGCCAAACGCAATTATGAAGTTTGTTGTTGGTGGCGGTAATACAAATAACATATCAATGATTTTATATCCTGCTAATTTCACATCGACATCAAATACAACTGGTGCGGCAGTTATTACAGGTGGTTTAGGTGTATCAGGTAATATCTATGGTAGCAATTTAATTGCAGCCAATTACTTTACTGGTACATTGACAACAGCGGCACAGCCAAATATCACTAGTGTTGGTACACTAGCTAACTTAACAGTTGGTAATTCAACTGCTAATACAGTATTTGGTAACGGCACAATTAATGCTACTGGTAATGCTAACGTTGGTAATTTAGGATTTGGTAGTGGTGTAATTACTGGTACAGGTAATGTAACAGCAGGTGGTTTCTACGCAAACACAGGTAACGCAAATATTGGTAACTTAACAGTTAACGGTACATTATCTGCATCAAGTATCGCTGGTATAAGTTCTATTGCATCAGGTAATAGTAACGTAGCAATCGCTCCAAACGCTAACGTAACAATTAGTGCGGCAGGTAATGCAAACATATTAACAGTAACAGGTACAGGCGCAAATATTGCAGGTACTGCAAATATTACAGGCAATATTTACAACGGTGGTAACTTATTAGTAACAGGTATCGCAAACATTAGTGGTAACTTGACATCGGCTAATGCTAACTTAGGTAACGTTGCAACTGCAAACTACTTTGTTGGTACAATTGGTGCAACAACAGGTGCACAACCTAACATTACAAGCGTTGGTACATTAACAAGTTTGGGTGTAAGTGGTACAATCACAGCAGCCAACATCACAGCAAATACAGGTGTGTTTACTGGTAATGGTGCAAACTTAACTAACTTAACCGGTGCTAACGTAACAGGTCAAGTAGGCAACGCATTAGTTGCTGGTACAGTATATACTGCGGCACAACCCGCAATTACAAGTGTTGGTACACTAACAAGTTTAGCAGTAACAGGTAACGTAACAGCAGGTAATGCTAACGTAACCGGTCAGTTGATTTCAACTGTAGCAACAGGTACTGCACCATTAGTAGTAACAAGCACAACACAAATTGCTAACGCAAACGTAGCAACTGCTGGTAATTTAGTAAACGGCAACAGTAACGTTGTTGTAACAGGTAATGGTAACATTACATTTGCTTCAGCAGGTAATGCGGCAATATTTACTGTAACAGGTACAGGCGCAAATATTTCAGGTACTGCTAACGTAAGTGGTAACGCTAACGTTGGTAATTTAGGTACAGCTACAATAATTGCTACAACAGGTAATATCACAACAATTAACAGTGGTTTATTACAGAACGGTAATAGTAACGTAACTATTACTGCGAACGGTAATATTGGTCACTATGTAACTGGTAACACAACAAGCCAATTAACAATCACAGCAACTGGTGCAAATATTGCAGGTACAGCTAATATTGTTGGTAATGCTAACGTTGGTAACTTAGGATTTGGTAGCGGTGTAATCACTGGTACAGGTAACATCACAGCAGGTAATATCATTGGTATTATCGCAGCCGGCTCAAACACAATTACTACAACAGGTAATGCTAACGTTGGTAACTTAGGTTTTGGATCAGGTATAATCACTGGTACAGGTAACATAACTGCTGGTAACATCATTGGTATTATTGCGGCAGGTAGCAATACTATTACAACTACCGGTAATGCTAACGTAGGTAATTTAGGTACAACTGGTTTAATTGCTAGCGGTAACATTCAAAGTAATAATACAGTACTTGCAAATGCAATCAACAGTATTTCAACATCTGGCTTTACAGTAAATGCAGTTGGTACTAACTCAAACATCAACCTAGTAACAAATGGTACTGGTAACGTTATATTAAGCAACACATACATTAACAACGTAGCTACTCCGCTTAATTTAACTGATGCGGCAACAAAGGGTTATGTTGATTCAGTCGCACAAGGTTTAAGTATCAAACAATCAGTAGTGGCGGCAACAACTACTGATTTAGGTACAGTTACATATAATAATGGTACAAGTGGTGTTGGTGCTACATTAACTAACGCAGGTACACAAGCCGCATTTGTAATTGACGGTGTAACAGTTCCTGTAACTAGTCGTGTATTGATTAAAAACGAAAGCAATGCGGCATACAATGGTATCTATGTTGTAACAACAGCAGGTAGTGGTTCAAGTAACTGGGTACTAACACGTACTAATGACTTTAATACAAGTGCTGAGATTGTAGGTGGATTTACATTTGTTGAACAAGGTACAATTAATGCTGACACTGGTTGGGTAAATACAAATACAGGTACAGTAACTGTCGGTACTACGAATATTACATTCACCCAGTTCTCAGGTGCAGGTACATACACAGCAGGTACTGGTTTAACACTAACTGGCACACAGTTTAGTATTACTAGTACAGCAGTTACATCAGGTACATATGGTAACGGTGACCGCGTAGCAACATTCACAGTTAACAGTCAGGGTCAATTGACTGCGGCAAGTAACACAGCAATTACAGCTAATGCGGCTAACCTAACAGGTACAACATTAAATTCAAGTATTGTAACATCTAGCTTGACAAGTGTTGGCACGTTGGGTTCATTGTCTGTAACAGGTAACATTGGTGCAGGTAACGTTAATGCGGCACTATTTGGTGCTCATAATGGTACAGTTGGTGCAACAACAGCAAACACTGGTGCATTCACAACAATTAGTGCAAGTGGTCAAATTACAAGTACAGTTGCAACAGGTACTGCACCGTTCGCTGTATCAAGTACAACTCAAGTTGCTAACTTGAACTCGCAATATGCAGGTACAGCTAACACAGTTGCCGGCGCAAACGTGACCGGTACTGTATCTTTAGCAAATAATGCAAGTTACTTACAAGGTTATCAAACAGCTAGTCCGGCAACTGCAACTACTATTGCATTAAGAGATTCTAGTGGTAACTTATATGCTAACTATGTATATGGTAATGGTTCTACGTTATCAAGTATAACCGGCGCTAACGTAACGGGTGCAGTTGGTCTTGCTACATATGCAACAACAGCTAATGCAGTAGCAGGTGCTAACGTAAGTGGTGCAGTTGCTTTTGCAACAACAGCTAATGCAGTAGCAGGTGCTAACGTAAGTGGTGCAGTTGCTTTTGCAACAACAGCTAATGCAGTAGCAGGTGCTAACGTAAGTGGTGCAGTTGGTCTTGCTACATATGCAACAACAGCTAATGCAGTAGCAGGTGCTAACGTAACGGGTGCAGTTGGTCTTGCTACATATGCAACAACAGCTAATGCAGTAGCAGGTGCTAACGTAAGTGGTGCAGTTGCTTTTGCAACAACAGCAAACGCGGTAGCGGCAGCTAATATTACTGGTAGTACTTTAGCAAGTGGTGTAACAGGATCAAGTTTAACAAGCGTTGGTACATTAGGTACATTAACTGTTACTGGTAATATCTCATCAACTGCAAACATTGGTGGTACAGGTGCTACACATCTTGGTAACACATTCACTACTGGTTCAAACACAACAACAGGTGTATTTACTGGTAACTTCTCACTAAGTGCAGGTTCTAGATTGAATGCTACATACGCTGACTTGGCAGAGAAATATGTTAGTGATGCAGAATATGCTCCTGGTACAGTATTAGTATTCGGTGGTGAACAAGAAGTTACACTAGCTAACACATTTGACAGTACACGTGTAGCAGGTGTAGTAACAACTAACCCAGCTTACACAATGAACAATGATTGTCAAGGTGAACATGTTGTTAATGTTGCGCTACAAGGTCGCGTACCGGTATTAGTATCAGGTAATGTTGCTAAAGGTGACTTAATGGTTAGTGGTGCAAACGGTCGTGCAATAGCTAATAACGAAGCACGTGCAGGTACTATTATTGGTAAGGCATTGGCTAACTTCACTGGAACTGAAGGTACTATTGAAGTCGCTGTTGGTAGATTCTAAAAATAAGTCACATTGTATTTTATTAAACATTTGTTAAAAATGATAAGTACAATGTGATTAATGTTTTTCAATTAGAATACGAAACAAGACTAAAGAGTTGGTACGAACTCAGGCAATCCCTCGAAAATAAAGATATTGCCACTAAGTGTTTAGCAATAGACAAATGGTGGCAGTATGCACCTTTGGTTAATTATTATTTGCACCCAGATGATATTGATAGTTGGCCTGGACCATGGGAATTGCTAAATGATAACAATTATTGCCAAATTGCCAGGGGTTTGGGTATGGTTTATACTTTGTTACTAGTGGGTATAAAAGACCTTGACTTTTGCCTAGCAAAAGACGATAATAACGAAGACTTTGCATTAGTCATGGTTGACAACGCAAAATATGTGTTGAATTATTACCCAGATTCGGTTCTAAATAGTAATTCAACACAATTTAAGATAGACTATAAATTAGATATAGCCAAAATAACAAATATAATAGGTGAAGCATGATAAATGTAATTAAACGTAACGGGACAAAGGAACCATTAAATTTAGAGAAATGGCAAGCACAAGTAGCAAAAGTATGTAAAGGGACAGCAGACGTAAGTCCTTCAATGGTAGAGATTAAAAGTCAATTACATTTTTATGACGGTATATCAACAAAACAAATCGATGAAATAACACTTAGGGCAATCGTTGATTTAATAGACGTAGAGGCACACCCAGATATTGGTCACGTTAATTACCAATATGTCGCAGGAAAACAAAGAGTTAGCATGTTGCGTAAAGATGTTTACGGCGACTATCAACCTCCCCATATATACGAAATTGTTAAAAAGAATATAAGCATTGGATTATACACGAAAGAATTACTAGAATGGTATACTGAAGATGATTGGAACAAAATGAATGACATGCTGGATCATTCAAAAGACGAAACATACAGTTATGCCGCCATTGAACAACTGATTGAAAAATATTTGGTACGTAATCGTAGTACAAAGGAAATATATGAAACACCGCAAATCAGATACATGGTTGCCGCCGCAACTGTTTTCCACAAGGAAGAACCAAACACAGCAAGAATGCGATATATTAAAGAGTATTATAATTGCGCTAGTGATGGTCTTTTTACCCTCGCTACTCCTGTGTTGGCTGGTTTGGGTACTCCCACTAAGCAGTTTAGTAGCTGTGTACTCATTCGTAGTGATGACGACCTTGATAGTATCTTTGCTAGTGGAGAAATGATGGCAAAGTATGCCAGTAAACGTGCTGGCATTGGTTTAGAGATAGGAAGATTACGTCCACTGGGTTCACCAATCAGGGGCGGAGAAATCATGCACACCGGTATGATTCCTTTCTTAAAGAAATGGTTTGGTGATTTGCGTAGTTGCAGTCAAGGAGGTATTCGTAATGCAAGTGCTACTGTATTTTATCCCATTTGGCACCATCAGTTTGATGACCTTATTGTTCTTAAGAACAACCAGGGTACAGAGGAAACAAGAGTTAGACACATGGACTACGGAGTTGTCCTTAGCAAGTTCTTTTGGAAAAGGTTTAAGAATAAAGAAGATATCACATTCTTTGATCCGAACCAAGTACCCGACTTATATGAAGCCTTTTATCGTGACACAGCGTTATTTGAAGAACTCTATGTAAAATACGAAAACGATAGTAATATACGCAAAAAAACAATGAATGCAGAAGATGTATTCAAAAGTGGAATATTAAAAGAAAGAACAGATACTGGTCGTATCTACCTTGTGTTTATTGATAATGTAATGAATCAAGGACCTTTTGACCCTGAATATCATGCCATTTATCAAAGTAATTTATGTTGCGAAATTCTTCTTCCTACTAAGCCTTTTAAGCGTTTGGATGACGATACTGGCCGTATTGCTCTTTGTACTCTTGGCAGTATTAATTGGGGTGCATTCCGCAATCCGGAAGACATGCGTAGGGCTTGTCGTATTCTTCAGCGTAGCTTATGTAACATACTCGATTATCAAGATTTCTTATCTATTCAGTCCAAACTAAGTAATGACGAAATAAGCCCGTTAGGCATCGGTGTTACCAATCTTGCATATTGGCATGCAAAGCGTAGCTATAAGTATGGAGAAAAAGAAGCACTACAAGAAGTTAAAACCTGGATGGAACATCAGGCATATTATTTGACAGAATCTACGGTTGAATTGGCTAAAGAACGCGGTGCATGTTTAGATAGCGATAAAACACGTTATGGTCAAGGTATATTCCCTTGGGAACGCAGAGCAGAGGGTGTTAATGAATTAGCGGATTTTACTCCTGAATTAGATTGGGAAACATTGCGTACAAACATGAAACAGTATGGAGTGCGTAATGCTACATTAATGGCAATCGCACCTGTTGAAAGTAGTAGTGTAGTTATTAACAGCACAAATGGTATTGAATTACCTATGAGTTTAATTAGTGTTAAAGAAAGTAAAGCAGGGTCATTAACACAAGTTGTTCCTGATTACGCTAAACTTAAAAACAAATACCAATTGATGTGGGATCAACGTGATTGTGAGAGTTATTTGAAAACAGCCGCAGTACTCGCCGCATATGTAGACCAAAGCATTTCAACAAACACATTTTACAATCCTGCATACTTCCCCGATAGAAAAGTCCCAACTACACTAATTGCTAAAAACTTAATGCAATCACATATTTGGGGATTAAAAACGTTTTACTATAGCTTAATTAACAAACAAGGTAGTAAAGAAATATCAGAAGAAAAACCTTTAGAAGTAATAGATTTTGATAACGAAGAAGATTGCGAGGCATGTAAATTATGAGCAAACAACAATACAACTTAAGTACCAAAACAGATTATTTGAATAGGAAAATGTTTTTGGACCCAGAAGGTCCCGTAACCATTCAAAGATTTGAAGAAGTAAAATACAACAAACTAGTAAAGATTGAACAAACAGCACGTGGCTTCTTTTGGGTCCCGGAAGAAATCAGTTTAACTAAAGATGCTAATGACTTTAAAGATGCCAGCACCACCGTTAAACATATTTTTACAAGTAATTTGTTACGCCAAACAGCATTAGATAGTTTACAAGGTCGTGGCCCAAGTCAAATATTTACACCTGTTGTAAGTATTCCTGAATTGGAAGCATTGATGTATAATTGGAGCTTTTTTGAAACAAATATACATAGTCGTAGCTATAGCCACATTATTCGTAATATCTACAACGTACCTAAAGATGTGTTCAATACTATACACGATACGCAAGAAATCATTGGCATGGCTAGTAGTGTAGGTAACTACTACGATGCACTACATGCAATTAACTGTCGCAAAGAGATAGGTGAAACTATCGTTGAACAAGACCATATCAAGGCAATTTGGTTGGCATTACACGCAAGTTATGCATTGGAAGCATTTAGATTCATGGTAAGTTTTGCTACAAGTCTAGCAATGGTTGAAAATCGTATCTTTATTGGTAATGGTAACATTATCAGTTTAATCTTACAAGATGAACTATTACACAAAGAATGGACTGCTTGGATGATTAATCAAGTGGTTAAAGAAGACCCTCGCTTTGCACAAGCTAAAATAGAATGTGAAAGTGAAGTATATCAAATTTATACTGATGTAATACGTGAAGAAAAAGAATGGGCTGATTATCTATTCAAGTTTGGTCCTGTTATTGGATTAAACGCAAATATTCTTAAAGACTTTGTTGATTTTACAGCCAAAGCCGCATTAAGTGATATTGGTATTAAATATCAATCACCTGCACCAAAATCAACACCTATCCCATGGTTCAACAAACATAGTGATACAAGCAAGAAACAAACAGCACTTCAAGAAAGTGAATCAACAAATTACGTCATTGGTGTAATGGGAGACTCATTAAACTATGATGAATTACCAAACTTATAAAGGAAGAAAAATAATGACAGCAGTAGTATGGAGTAAGTATAATTGTCCTTTCTGTGAACAGGCTAAAGCCTTGTTAAAAAGTAAAGGAATAGCTTTTGAAGAAAAGAAAATCGGTGATGGATACACTAAAGAAGAATTGTTAGAAGCAGTTCCTAATGCACGTACAGTACCGCAAATCTTTTTAGATGGCGAATTAATAGGTGGTTTTACAGAACTTAAACAAAAATTAACAGAGAGTAACTAATGGAAAACGGAAAAGTATACACATTCAAATTAAACAGTGGTGAAGAACTTATCGCTAAGATTGTTGACATCACACGTGATAATATTATTATCACAGAACCAGTAAGTATTGCACCAACACCGCAGGGAATGCAAATGATTCCTAGCTTGTTTACTGCGGAACCTAAAGGAAATGTAACACTAAATACTAATAGTATTGCATTTCATGCCGACACAGAAGACGGCTTGAAAGACAAATACTTAGAAGCAACAACAGGTATTAAAGTACCTAGCAAAAAAATAGTATTGGGATAATATATGTCAGGAGTAAGTAGGCAAGGTGATCAAAATGCACCAGCAGGCAAAATAATTCGTGGAGCCAGCACGGTGTTTGTAAACAACATTGCAGTTGGATTACATGTTAGTCAAATTACCTCACATGCTCCTTTTGGATCTCCCCATCCGCCCCATCAAGCGGCAATAACAACTGAAGGTAGTCCAACAGTATTTGCAGAAGGATCACCTATATTAAGAATAGGCTCAGGAGTATCTTGTGGTCATCCGATCATTCAGGGTAGTTCTGATGTATTTTG